TCTACGCATCCACAGCCGGTTGTTATTGTCTCTGTAGTGACGGTAAAAGAGGTCTTAATCCCCACGAAACCTGATGTTATGGCGAATTCACTCATCTTGCATTCCCTATGCCACTTAGCTTAACGGGCTTCTGCTGGCCATCAATAAGCTCCAAGGAGTGCCCTCCGTAAAGCCTAAGCATATTTGTTGCCTCTATATTTATATCGCCGTCATTTCTTATTATCATTGGGGTACCAGTATTGCAGCCTGCTATAACGAGGCCATTCTCGCTTATTGATATAGTATAGTCGCCAGTTCTATATGGATTTGAACCATCAGCTCCTGTGCCATCAGTTCCGACAAACCCTTTGTCCAAAACATTTACTTTCAAATCAAGCCTTCCTGGATTAAAGCCATTCCCTATTGTTTTAGCGTCCGAAGGCTTCAAATATTCGTCTGAACTTCCTGGATCACCATAGCTTCCGCCAATATTTATAACAACCTCACCATCTGTCTGTACAACGGCGCTTCTGTTGTTTTTATCTTTTCCTAGCCAGGCAATTAAAGATCCGGCTGTATCCAAAACAAGGCTTTTGGCATCGAAATTATCCTTCCCTACAGACACCTCAACGCTTCCTTCAAAATTTAAATTTGCGCTCTTTCCGCCTGACGGCAGCCATCCCTCCAGCGGCACGGCCTTTGGGCCCTCTGAAGAATCCGTTGTTGTTGTATAGCTATTTGAATATGAGCCCCATTTAGTGACTGAACTGCCGGCAACAACACACCTCTCCCCCCCGGGATATACTGCTGGGGGGCCGGGCATGACCGTAACAACGGTTCTGTCAGCAGGATATGGGGGGTCAAGCTGTTCTTTTTGATTTCTTGCAGTTACCGCCAATACCTCAAATTGCTTTCCATAGGGGCTGCTCTTAACAAGGCTCTTGTTTCCTATCTTCACCATCTTTATTTCACTAATTCTATTTGCAATAGCCCTTTCTGCTGCCGCATACATATTGTGATATTTGGTAGTATTTACCCTAACCCTCGCGTTCGTACCATCGCTATTTAATTTTGGAAAATATTGATTATCACCAACATTTAAATACTCAACACCAGTTTCACGTGATGGCACATTCTTTGCAAATGGCAGAATAGGCTTTCTAAATCCACCATTCACATTTAGCGTACTACTATCTACTTCGCCATCGCCGTCCTCATCATTTGTTTCTAAAAAATCACTCCATAGTGTTATCGGGACAGGCTCTGATTTGCTTGGGTTGTCATATTTTATACTTACATCATCACCTGGGCCGAGAAAATTTGCAGTAGATACAAAGGGAACATTCCCCGTATTACTCGATTTGGGAACATTGAGCTTCATAACGCCCTCTTTGTCTATGTCTAAAACAAAGTTTGAAGCGCTAGAGCTATTTGGAATTGACAATACATTTGTAGATAATTGAAAATGATAACCAATCTCTCTTCTGCTCTTCAGCATCGCATCAACAGCAAAAATCTCCGCCAGAGGCCTGGTATCTTTCCAAGGGTACCTGCCGGCGGTATCAGAGCCGAGAATAACCTTGTTATAATTTATGTCCAATACATTTGCATTTATATCAACTACACTTCCGGCAATGATCTCAAGAAGCTGGTTTTCAGGCATATGAAGCCTATTTGTAGTAGATTTATCTCTCGCAAAAGTGTACCCATCTGTTGTTAGATCGGCATCACCAGATTGCATTTTTGCCTCATGATCAAACCCCTTAAACCCTGATTGCTGAGCATATTCATTTACCTTAAGAACATACTCCGCTCTTCTTGGGTTTCTCGCCATGTCCAAAACACCAGCAACATCACTGCACAGGCTTAGCGGAAACATCCCAACTTCATGTAGGCCGGGCGGATTATCTTGATTATAATCACATGCCAATGAGTTTTCATAAAACTCCCCCGGCTGATGCGCGGCGCGATCTGCACCAAGAACCCTTATTACATTTCCAGATATAACATTATGGGAGTTGCTGCTTTCTAAAATAAGATGAGATGTAAGATAAAGGCTGTCCCCCCAGTTTCTTTTTCTCAAATACATTCCATTTCCACGAGAAGTGGAAACCCTTATGTCTCCAGATTTAAAAAGCGCAACATCGGAACCGTAAGCGCCCCTAATTGCTGCGTCTGGAGAAAAATTAGAGTCTCTCATTCTAGGATTGGCAAATACATTTGCCTTCATATCCATTGGGTCTAAATCTGTTCCGGATGAATGAGTTTCTGAAAATACGCTCAATATCGTTACAGGGCTCCTTGTTATAGAGGGCGCAAGTACCGCAAGAACTCTGGTTCCAACTGGATAATGTATATGTACGCCACGATCTGTATGGCCAGAATGCTGTGGAAGTGGCACGTCTTTTACGTTTTTTCCGCCACCGCTTTTGCCAAGCAGCTCGAGAACACAAGTGTTCTTGATAGCATCAACTGTGACTATCTTTGCTTCAAATAATTCATGATCCATGTTGGTAACCAGTAAAAATAATAAATGATTTTCATAAAGTAATAAACTATTATAATATAATACCAAATAACCACCAAAATAGTAAGTTATATTAAATTATATTATAAGGTAATTATCCCAACCTCTATTACTCTATGAACAGCATCCTTATCTCCGCTTGCAAGGCCATCTCTCATATGAAACCATGTGCCCTGGCTCGGACCACCATTTGGAAACCTAGTCTTTCCATCTTTTATATCTGACTCTATAATATCCTCTCTTGATTTTGAGACATCTACCATACGCTTACCTTGATCTACCTCCCACCTGTCATAGATATCTCTATTCATACACTCTATATTATAATCAACATTATCGCCATTTAAGTTAACCGTTTGCATAATTATTTTATCTTCCGATATTGATGCAACGGCGTGTCCGTTTGGCAATATCATCGATGTTATGCCTTTGGTGCTGCTTTTTGTACTAAATGCATCGATAAAGTCATCACCGCCCGAAGAACTCCATTTTCCTTGGGTTATCTGCACGGGGTCTACTAACAGATTCCTTACCGTCTCCATTCTATCCGCAACTTCTTTTCGCGGATCCAAAGGCACCTGGGTGGGCCCGATAAACCCTCTTATTACGACATACACTCCATCGCCCATAACACCCCTTGAAGAAAGATCTAGCATCATATTATAATATCTCTTTTGATTATGTTGGTAATCTAAAAGTGTACTAACATTATCATCGCCTATCTCTACATTTGGCGGAAACACTATGGTGCTATCTGGCTGTAAAGGCGTATAGTCATCATCACCCGTGTTGCTTCTATGAACTAATATGTTTTGGTGCAAAGAATCTCCAACAAACTGTTGGCCTATTATATCGAATGGGCTAGGCAAGTAGGAGCCTACTGGATGACCATTCGTTAGAGCCAGCGTTGTAGTAAATGAGCCTCCCATTTGAAATGCATGGCTCACTTGTGTAACATAATAAAGCAAATTCTTATATTGCACATAGACAACATCACCTGGCTGATAATATTCATTTCCAACCAAGGTTACGGAGCCTGAGTTGATTTTTGCTCTTTGCATCTGCAACTGCATAATCGCATATGGTTTGCATTGAAGCTCTGCATTTGCCGCGAAATTAAGCTTGATATCTCCGCCCTGCTTGTATCCGTACTGCCTCCATAAGTCAAAATCTGTGGCGCCACACCAAAATGCTACACCATTAAACGCCTTTCTATATGCGTCACCATATATCGGAGCATCACCAACAACATTTATTCTTGTAAAATTAGGAGGCGTTTCTTTGAAGTCTGCACGAATTATGTTATGATTCTTTATAACAAAGCGCTTTCCAGAGCCCGGACCTAAATAATTCCTAGTGTCATCTATAATCAAATGATCCCATAGAGTAGACTCTGTTGCCTCACCGGTTAGTATATCTATAGATTGCTTTGTTACATCATAAACACCCTTTAGGGTGTCTAGCCATCCACTTTCATTTTTTATTAACGCATTTGGATCATCAGCCTGATCAAGCATCTGGTCAAAAGGATCTGCATATCCGCTTGATAGCGCGCGCTCTATCTCCTGCAGCTCCTTCTCTTTCTCTACATTTCTTTTTAAAGTTGAAACCTTAGTGTCCCGCTCAGATACGGCATTCTCAAGGGCCTTTAAAAGCTCAAACTTCTTTGTAATCTTTATAGACTCGCTTATTTCAGCTTCAGCTCGCGCTCTATTGGAAATAGCCGTAGCCTTCCCGTCCGCAGGTATCGCAGGATTTCCAGAGCCAAAGTCGCTAAAGTCTACGGCCTTGCCCCCAATAACGCTAGTCAATGGGTCCTTTCCTGATAGCCGCTTAAACGCCTCTCTTATTTTTTGAATAATATCTATTCGTGCGACCGCAACTACATTTACTGCGGTTGACGAACCAAATAGGCCTCCACGAGATGTGTTTTCCGGCGGCCTTTCTGCCGAGTTTCCATCTGGGAATAGCTCGCTTATAATATCAGTTTGTCCTGCCAAAGACATAACTTGCTGCGATATTGGGTCAAAATCACCTAACAAAGTTTCCGTATCACCAAGAAGAATGTCCCCTTCTGGATCGCCACCATTCATGTCTAGCGAAAAGCCAAGTGCTCCGCCCTCAGTGCTCTTATCAATAAGATTCGCGCCCTTGGTTAGAGCGCCAACGAGACCGTCTCCAAAATTTTCATATTCTGTATACAAATCAACATTTGCCTCGCCCGAACCAGATTCATCGGCATTCACAAGAATCCCAAAGAACTTCAATGACTCCGAGCCACTAATTGACATACCAGGTATTATCTGCTGATCTGGAAAGAACCCCATCAAAAGAGAGGTGAGCGCTATTTTTACATTAAGAGCATGAACCTCTCTCCTTAAAGACTGAATTCTTGTTTCAAATAAATTTTGTAAAAACTCAGGTATTATATTTTTATTCTCAGATCTTGATAGCTCAAGGTAGTCTCTCAATACGCTCAATGGTGTTCTATTCCACTGCGGAGGTCTCAACTCAAGATGGCCAGCGGAATTACAGAAAAACTCCAAATCAATTATTGATGATGCCTCTACGCATTTTTCGTATGCAGTATAAAATTGCCCACTGAATAAATTCCAGCCACCTTTTTTTAGTTGAAACAAATATTGCTTTATCTCTGTATTACTGTCGTATTGATCAGATATTATAAAAAGATTTTGATCATTATTCATTCTGACATCATCAACTCGCCTTTGGGCGCCAACTTGCGTCATGGCCCTGGATATATACTGATCTGCTTCATAGTTTCCGGAATTAGCCATATCCTGTGTTTCACCAAAAAGATTAAAGCTTGTATCACGACCAGCATTATTTAGACTGTTTTGATCCATATTCGCACGTGCCAGCTGCTGCTGTATGCCCGCATCAATTGTTTTTATCTCTGTATTCAGAGACGATGTTATAAGCGAATCATTAGAGTTTAATTTTTTAATCATCCCCCTCAATTCAGCTTTTCTTTTCTGAAGTTGCTCTATTTTTGTATTTGTTTGTGTTTTTAATAAACTATCTGACGTAAGCCTCTCTACAGAGCTTGCGTTCATCGTTATTACACGATATGGCTTAAAGTTTCCAAATCTTAAATTCTGCTTTCTTGTTGCGTTAAGAACAGAAAATAGAGGATCCGAAGAGCTTAGAGTGGATGCGCTCGTATTAGTTATACCCTGTATTTCATATGACTGCCTTATGAATGCATCAACATTATATGGCTGACCAACAATAAGCATACTAAGAATATTTGCCGTATCAAGATTATTAAATACATCTTCACCTATAGCAACGCCATAAGTTTCTCCATATTTACTTATCTGGGCCCAATCATTAAACAAAGGATTATTTGATGTAAGTCCTGCTGTTGCCGTAATTATACCACTCTTCCATCTGTAAACAAATCCGCTTGGAGATTGAATCTTCATCGCCCCAAATAACGATCCCCCAAGGTTATATTGTCCCTGAACAATGTTGTCTTCCGACGCAAACTGTCCATTTAAAATTCCAGAATCAAATGTTAAGAGCCCAGTCTCAATAAGAATTTTATTTTCATACAAAAGCTCTGGCGATTCCTCAAACGTCATTGATCCAGAAGCATCTGTTTTTATTTCAAACGGGGTGACGGGGTCTTCCAAAAGCCCCCTTGGGTCATTCAGTCCCGGCTGCCCTATAATCCTCGACCACTTCAGCCACTCCATGTTATCAACACAGTTTACAGAAACTGTGTTTTTGCCACCAGAAAATGCAGATGAAGTATTCGTTACAAAGCCCCCAAACACATGTATCATTGACAAAGATGACTTGTCTCTCATTCTAATATATGCATCAAGATCAAGCACATCTTCATTCACATTTCCAGCATAAAGCTTCTTTTCGGCCTTCAGCATAACCTCATCAATTGCATACTCTGAATTATCCATTATAGATAAAGAATTTAATGATGCTCCAGAATTAGAATAATCATTAGTCATTCTATTTCCACGAATAAATATATTTACGCCATCAGCTGCATTTATGAATGGCTTACCTAAATAAAATGTTCTAAGCCTATCTCTTACATAATCTATATCAAGAGTGTCATCCATGCTTCCGAGGCCCATAAGCTCAAGCATAGATGAGCCTATCATATGGCCGTCTATAAGTGGAACATTGGAGTTTTGAGAGCCCAAAACCTCCCCTCCTCCGGACATTGCGCTCAAAATACCTATTGTTCCGCTTAAAGCCTCATTTATAGCAAGCTCTATATCATCCTCAATTATATCCAATATTCTGTATGGATCCTCTAAAGTAAAGCTAGTTTGGCTTGGGGTCGCATCGTTTGAGCAATTTGTAGTAAATGAATTAAACAGTGTAAGCTCAATAACGCCAGTGCCAGGACCAGTCGTATAATTATCAGTATTGCTTGGATCAACAATCCATGTCGTAAGACCTGCATCAGCACCAAACGCATTTCTTTTTAAGACACTCGTTATTGACGCCATATCAGTTTCATTTATAGCATCATAATTAATTTCAGCCATACGCCTTCTTGTATTTGATATTAACAAATCAATTTCGCCATCAATAGATAAACTTAAGTTGCTGCCACTTATGGCTCCTATCTCTCTCTGGAACTCATCACGAACAGATGCGCTCCAAGCCTCAGAGGGCCCATATCTTAATGTAAACTGCTCAATAAGATAATTCGACTGCTGATCATGAGTGCCTTCCGGGAGAGCCAGCATCTGTATGTTATAAAGAAAATCTGAAAACAATAATAAATTTATAGATCTATTTTTCTCATAATAATCATCAAGCTTAGTGAGAGCTTCATACGCCCTTATCTGTGTGACCTTATATGCGAAAAGAGTTTTTGTAGCCCTAAGAAGAAACTTTTCTGTCTTATCCATCCATTGCAAGTCATTTGCTGACTTAAGAGTGGTAAACGCCTTCTTTTTTATTAGAATTACCGCCTCTGGATTCATACTAACAGTGTTTCTTGTATTTGGGCGTATAGACTCAGATCTATTCTGATTTAAATATACGGAAACACCATCTTCTACCAAGTCGACTCGGTTAGTTACATCCTTTCTAAGCAGTTTGTCTAAGTCATCCGTGTCAGAGCTTGATGCTCCAAGCATTTCTCGGTACTTTTCAAAATTTTCTGATAGCCATCCACTCACATTTGACTCCAAACTGCAATACAGGGATTATCACTCATCTATACTACTGTTCCTATCAATATTAACCTCGACTTCAGAGGCGTCAGATATCGACTCCCCCTCAAAGGCGCCCTCCGTAACTAAGCCATCAGGATCTTGTGCAAATCTAAATGAATATTCTCCGTCCTCATCAAGTAGCGCTCCAGGATCATATGTTGGCGGATATGTTAAGCCACGGTCAACTCCGCCGACCTCCTTTCCGTATGGAATTGATGCAGGAATTGGATCACCACTTGAGTCAACAGGACTCCTATGCCATGGCATAAAATTATTTCTTTTCCCCATTCTCTTGGTTATCACAAATTCAAAGTTATAATCAAACAGCCCTGGCGTCCCTGCTCTTTCGCTAGTACTAAAGTTTGTAAAATAACCACGAAACCGCTCTCCTTGAAAATAAATATCCATACTAACCGCGTACGCCGCAAGAGACGGATGCAGGACTGTTCTCTGCACAGCATCATCTGCGGTCTGATCAAACGCGCTAACCCATGAGTCAACAACACTTTTTGATCCAGATAGCCACTGAGAGCCCAACATATCTGTCATTCCAGATGTGCTAAACACATCGCTTAGATTTCCCCAAAAACTAGTGGCCTTCTGGCCTATCTCAGCAAGTCCGGTTAGGTTTCCTATCATTGATTCGGTCTGATTTTGCATTTTTTCTAAAAGCTGTTTTTTTACAGCTATTTGCTCATACCTATATATGTCTCTCAATATATGTATTCCCTCAATACCAGATGAGCCCGTTGTTCCGTTTACAGACATAATAGGCATTTCCTCTCCCCAATACTGAATAACATATCCACCTTTGGTTAGCTGCTTATTAATAATCTTCCTTTCACGCAAATTAATTTGCTGTGGGTTTATGTAAACCGGAACAATCTCTCTGTTTTCAAGAGAGAAATTCCCCAGCGCATTTTTGTTCTTTGGAACTAAAAACTTTAATGTCTTTCTATATCCTTGCATTTATATGTCCTAATGTACTATCATTTAGTAAAATACTGCTTTCTTTAAATGGTATAAAATCAACATCAATAAGGCTATAATCAACTCTGTAGTACCCATTATCACCAATAAGAACTGCCTCCGGATTTGACACAAGCAGCTCTTGGGCCATAACCCCTTGATAAAGTATGCTGTCTCCAATATATCTAAATGTATAAATATTCAGCCCAGATTCCGAGACTCCAATATGTGTTATATCTTCTTTCAAACGTATATCACTTGAGGGTGCCTTGACTGGCGGAGGATTAGACTTTGGATTTCCAGCGGGCCCCGTGAGTTGGCCGCCGCTCGCTAAATAATTTATCAACTTGTCTATTGCGTTATTCATTTCTTTGCCTATATCACTCGCAGACACCTTCTCTACTTGCCCAGGGGCATCGACGGCCATGCCCCTGAATGTTTCTGTAAATGTGGCCTTGCCGCTCGCCCCCTCTCCCTTGCCCTTCAGGTCTGTCCCTTGGAGGGCCGTATGTAAATTTGCCGCAGCATTTTTAATATACTCGGGCTTTAATGCCGATTGAGTCGCATCAGTATATGCCTTGCCTAACTCTTCCGCTTCTGCCTTCATCTGGTCGAGCATTTCTCCGCCAGCCTCCTTTCTGAGCATCATGGATTGCATCTGTGTTTGCATCTGAGCATGAGCAAAAATTCCGGCCGTATGAACATTTTGCTTCTCCATCAAAGCCATTGTGTCATTCCTACCCGATACTTGGTCTGCAAGCTGTTCTTTTAGAGCCTTTGAAGTATCAGAGTCTCCGGCTGCCTCTGCAGCATCTAATTGCTCTAACATCTCAAGCGTTCTTGATGCCTCCTGGCCGCTCATTTGAAATTGGCCTGACAAAAACTCCTTCTGCATATAGTACTGACTTCTTTTTGACGGATCTGCCGCAGCATCATTAAGGGTTACTATTTCGCCGCCACCAAAATGCTCAAGCGTACGCCTCATTCCTCCGGCCAAAGTTGCCCCAAGCTCCTCAAAGTCGCCGGTTGTTTCTGCATCAAGCATCGCCTTCTCTATCTCTATTCCGGCAGATATGGCGCTACCATCTTGGCCAAACTCAAGCCCTCCAAGGCTCGATACCAAATGCGCCATCCCATAATCATCACCAAGTCCCGCAAGCGATTTTGTTAAAGTTTGCGATAAGCCAAGCGCATGCTCCATGCCAACTCCGACGCTCGACAAACTTTCCGCAAACCCCAGCATTAACGGCTTTGCAAAATCTGCAGACAAACCAAGCATCTGAAAGTTACCAACTGCAGTATTGAGTGACGAAGCTATTTTTGAAGTGCTCAATCCAGTTTTATCGGAAATAACTTTAAAGCCGGCTAGCTGCTTGAATGCTTCATCCGAAGAAAGCCCGGTCTTCATAATCGCATCAGACATGAGGCTCATATGTTCTGCAGTACTAATAGACATAGCGTCTGCCTGCAGAACAGATGCGGTAAGAAAATCCATATTAGCGCCCGCAGAAGGTATTACCTCAGACATTCTAGATATTTCTATATTTGCAGAGGCCATGGCATCTGCGGTATCCATAAGCTCTTTTCTGCTAACATTACCAAATGCTTCAGATCCAGACTTTCGCTGTAAGTCAACAAACACTTCAGATAGCTTCTTTGCCTCTGCGTATGTTCCTCCGAATGTATTTGACAGCACATGAAATTCAGAGTGTGTCTGTCTCACTCCAGCGGATAACGCATCCACCGCCCCTGCTGCTTCTGCAAATATTCTTTGAACTTGCGCAAACGACCCAACTGACTGGCTAATTAGCCTTAAAGGTTTTAGTACTGCACCAAACGACTTTCCGAGTTTAGATGATGTTCCAAACAAAGTTTTTGATATTGCATCTAATTCGCCAATGCTCTTGCCTATGTCGGCCATGCCATCGAGCAGCTTAGTGTAATTATCATTCGCATCATTTGCAGCTTTAGAAAACCCAGTTATGCCTTCTGATAATAAATCAAACTTATTCGCAAGCTCCTCTAGGGTGCCTGATACATCTGCGCCACTAGTTATGCTCGCAATTAACTTCGTCCAACCCATACTAACTATCGTCCTCTATAATTTTTCTTAGAGAAGCAATGCTTCTTGGAACTCTAAACCTATCTGATGAAGAGGCCTTACTGTTATTAGTATTAAAATTAGTATTTTCTTTTGCTATCTTAACTGCATCAAGGAATTCGTTATCCTTAAACTCGCCAGTCTTAACCTGCTCTTCGAACTCCCGATCCGAGGCGAAGCTGTGCCTTTCGTCCATAGCCCTTGCATCTTGGATCGATTTAACGGCTTCATAATTCCAGAACGACGCTAGGTACTCTAAGAAATTTAGATCTCTTTCGTAACCATTGCTCTTGTCCTCTAATATCATCCGGGCATACCATGACCACTGATACTGATTAATGCCAGCAAATATTGGATCATCAACCCTGCAATTCCAAATCTTACAGAGCTCCCATCGCAATATAGACTCTATGTCGCTTGTTATTTTTTTAGCGTATCTTCTTCAACCTCCTCATTTGCCTGCTTCGTAAGCGCATCATATTCTAGATATAATCTATCAACAACGGTTGTTTGAAGTGATTCAACTATTGACATTTTTTTATCCAAAGCAGTTTGCGCAGTTCCGTCATTATCAAGGTCATCATATGCTGACTCAAATGCAACGCCATTTACCTCAACAATTGCTGATGCAAGTATGGCGCCCCTAAGTACGGCGAGCCTTTCATCATCATTATGCTGCATTGTTCTTGCCAACGCATCCTTTTGTTGCTTTCCATTTAGCGTTCTAATTGTAAAATCAAAACCCCCTATGTTTACAACCTTCTGTATTGACCCAAGAAATATTAAATCTCTAAGATTTGGAGCAGAGATCCCAGATCTATCACTTGCGGTCTCTAGCTCTAATTCCGGTCCATCGGAAGATACAGTAGCCTTTTTTCTAGCCATAACATTCTCCTATATTTTATTTAATGCATTAAAAAACCACCATAGGCTCAAACCTATGGTGGTTATATTTTACTTAAAATAAACTAATTTAATTGATTAAATTATACTTATCAATTAAAATGCAGCAGATATAAGGCCCGGGAAGTCTAATGAGCCTCTTCTCGTTCCACTGTCTGCAAGAATCTCAACATCATCAGTTTGCGTACCGGCGAGTTGCCTTCCGCCACCAACACCTTGCGTAAGAACAACGGCCTCTCCACCTCGCAAAGATGATATATACTCAGTCTGCACAGTTGCGTCTTCTACAATAACATAATCGTCACTACTATACGTCTTTCCTATTCTTTCAAAAAAGCAATTATGATATGTAGTTATAATCGCGTCATTGTCCGTACCTGTAAACTGGTCAACCACTACAATGTCGAACGGAATTCTTTGCGCCTGAATGTTTCTAAAGCCGCGAGAAAAAGCCTCTGTTATGGATAAGCCATCAAAAGCAATTCTTCTTAAGGTCAAAGATGTCCTGGCTGCACTTGAGGGTACCAATTCAATAATACCATCTGTGCCAACCTCAGTAATAGCCTTTAGCTGCCTGTTTTGTGTTTCCTGAAAGCTCTGAACCGCGCCAACAGGCTCATTATTAACCATAATGATGATCTGTGTAGATAAGGCAGTTCTTATTGTTTCATCTAAAACACTTCCTGTTTTTGGATAATCGGCCATTATTTATTCTCCTAGATTAGATTACGCCAACTTCGATATCAACGAAGATGTAGTTTATTGGATATGAGGGCTGGAATCTTACAAATACATTCCACTGCCTTGGATCGACCTTATCTCTCTCGACTCTTACGTTTTCAAATGCCGTAATAAGCTCTTGACTTACGAGTCCGGCCATTATGTTTATAATACGAGCAGTAATAAGGCCCTGGGTATTTGGATTCTCTACCGTTCCAAGGAAACCCTGCAGGGACTGCCTCAGAATCTCCTTAACTCTATCTCTAATAAACATTATTGATATTTCTTCGTCCTCAACGAACCCTGAGTTACTTGTTGTTCTCGCATGCATTATTTTTCCGCCACCAGTAACCGGGGTAACAAGCGTTGCTCCGACAGATCCGATTGAATTCTGCATCGTTCTTGTAAACGTCTTATCTCTTAAGATTGAAAACCCGCTGAGTTTCTTGTAGGTCAGTGGAATTGCAACATTTTGTCTCGCAGAGAGCCATCCCGCTGCACACGCCGCCATATAAAAGCCATCTACAAATGTATTTGTTCCATTTACATTTCTAACTATTTCATCAGGAAAGAAATATACCGCCCTATTGCTT